ACCGTCTGCAAGGTTGCGAACCATAACCTCAACCTGACCCGCTGCGGCCTGCACAGTGGCCTGCACAGCGGCCTTTGTAGTTGACTGCATTGCATCAGGGTCCAAGCCCATTGAGGCTCTGGAGACGCCTGTCTTGCTCTCTACGAGGCCATCTAGGTACGTCAGAGCGCCAAGTGTTTGGCCTGCGGTAAATGGAACGGATAATTCCTGCACAGAACCCGGAGCGCGCATACGCACGATTGCGCCGATTTCGTTGTTAAGCACGTCGTCAATGTTGACTGCACCCTCAACAATGCCGAGGCGTGGGTTGTTTGTCATTGCCACGTTGTCAAGGATTGAGCGCAGCACAGACGTGGCTGCGTCTTGGTCATCCATAACAATCTCGGCCAGTGAGCGGCCATAAAATGTGTGTGGCTCTGGATCCACCTCAAACTTGGCAAACGGTAGCTCATCGCATGGCTCAAAGTCAAGCATTTCATATGACGTGCCGCCGCATACGATCTTGTGCAAAACCGGGATACCAGTGCCATCAACGTCAATGCGCATATATGCCTCTGTCACGGCAACATTGCGCATAGACGGGTCTTGTTCATCGTCATCAGACGTATCCATGTCATAGCCACGGCGCTCATACATTTCAGCTTCGGTCATGTCTGACCCGCTTTCAAAGCTGTCCAAGTTAAGCACTACGTCTGGGTCAAAGCCCATCGCAATCAAGTCGCCTGCGCGCATGTCAGTGCGGTGAGCTACAACGTAAGCATCGGCAAGGCTGCGGGCGTCACGGTTGATAAAGAACTCTTCTGGCGGGACGCTCTCAATGCACAGCTCACCCATTTCCTTCTGGCGGCTGAGCTTAACGCTGTGAATAGGCATTTCCATTTCCATGCCCATTGGGTCAATCTCAATGGTCATTTCGGCAGTATGCTCAAGCACAGTCACGCTATCGTCTTCAATGAGATATGTGTATTCATCGTCAGATAGATCGGTAAACGTGTAAATCTCCGCCTCTGGATATGTCATCCAGTATGCCTTCACGATACCTTGCTTTTTAACCAGCGCATCTTGGAAGGCGTCGTTCATCACGCGGTAGCCGTTTAAACGGGTAAACTCATGGTGCATAAACTCAGTGGCTTGCTCGGCCATTGCCACGTCCTCTGGGCCGTGAGGCACAAACTCAACGGGCTTAGCCGTGCTGAGGAATATGCGCATCAGGCTTGGCTTCACAGAACGTACAGTATCCCGTACTTTTGTAGCTACAACCTTGCTGCGGCCATCCTCGTAACCAAGGTCAACCTCGCCATCGTAGTAGCGCTGAGCTTTGATCCGATCGTCGCTGATCTCGCCCTCAACAAAGTCCACCGCATCCGATATTGCGTCTTGGACAATGCCCTCAATTTCGCTGCGTGATTTTGGTTTAAGTTCCATGTGCCGTTGTCCTATTCGCTTGTCGATCTACTGCGGGCGATATTGTTGCTGTATGGCTTCCGGTAATACTACTGGAGCCGCGCGCTGGAGGCCAGCTTGCGCTGTGCCAGCAATACGCTCAATAGCTGACTGCAACATTGCCAGCCCGCTCTCGTCGCTTAATGCGTTTCGCACAACGTCTGGGTTTTCTGAAATCAAGACTTGAACTACACGTTGGCGCTCAGCGTCAGAAAGCTGCGGAGCGGCTCTGCTGGCAACTTTGCCCAACAACCTCATAAGGTTAATTGGGTTTGGTGACATCAGAGTTTCAGCTATTTCACCCGCACCAATGTTCATGCCCTGCCTTGCCAACTGTGCATCAGTTATTTTTGTTGGAGAGCCTCCAGATATGGCCGTTGCGGCGGCTTGCGATCCAGCGGCGCGCTCGACTTGAGCCATAATATTTGGCAGCTGATCCTCTGGCATCACAATGGACAGAATCCTATTTTCCTTGCGGGCCGGATCGGCCAGAGCGCCCATCATGCTCTTGCGTGACCCCATGCTCATCTTGTTGCGAAATGCCTGCATCACCCCGGCTCGGTAGGCGCTAACAGCTTCTGGGCCAGCTTGGGATACTTTTGCAAACTCAACCTCAATTGCATCTGGGCTTTTTGATAGAGCCTTTTGGCCATCGCCAAATGCCTCTCTAGCGGTTCGGACTACACTCGCCTGCGATCTTGTCGCGGCAAGCTGTGGTGACGCAACGTCAAGAGAGGTTCGCAAACCACTTTCAACGTCAGAAATAGCTTCCCCAGCCACACCCTGTTTGGCTGTATATCTAGCGCTTGCTGTGCCTTGTAGTGAGCGCCTAATTGCCTCTGCCTCTTGCATGGTTGGGGTTCTATTGAACGAAACTGCGCCAGCCTTATCAATGGAGAAAAATGGCTTCTGGCCAGTGCTGGCCAATAAAGCCTCTTCAACTTCTTTCGCCGCTGACGGCACTCTGCGCAAAGCCTCAGCGAGATCGCTTAAAACTTCAGACGGTGCGTCTTGTGTCTTGAAAGGCTCGTAGGCAGCTTTCTCCAAAGCCCTCGCCTCAACATCAGATGCTTGCATACCTCGCAAAATGTTGGGATCTTCAACGCTTGATAAATACTTCTGTATTTCAGACATAGCCTCTTGGCGTGTCTGCTCCGGTCTGACGCGCATAGTCTCGCTCAACTGCGCCGCCGCTGGTCCGCCAGATGCTCGGTATGACCTAACAGCGTCAAGCAATGTTTTGTTCTCAGCCATAATGCGGCCAGATGCTACTCCCTCAACAATCTCATCGACGGTCATGCCGCTTTCTGAAGCAAGACGCTGAAGCTCAGTCTCAACAACCTTTGCGCCACGATCACCCAACTTTCGACGGGCGGCATCAATTACTCCGACCGTCATTCTCTTGATTGGCTCTGAAGCTGCGTATGCACCCGCACCCAAAACCGCCCCAGCTGGAGCGCCAATAACGCCACCAGTTAAGCGGCTTTCAAAGTCCTCGCCCTTGCCTACGCCAGTCAGAGCGCCCTGAACTGCCCCGGTGGCCCCAGCCCCCACAATAGTTTTGGGGGCAGCCACGCCAGCGACCTTTGCAATGGTGGGATACTTTGCAGCAATTCTAGCCGCAGCGCCCACTCCTGCGCCGCCGCCAGTAAACAGCGAACCAATTAGGGCCGGAAGAGCGGCACCACCGATCTCAACGCCCAAAGCCTCCATCGGGCGATCTGCTTGATACTCTGAAACAGCATCTCTAACTTCTGCAACAAGCTCAGAATATTCCCTGCCACCAAGTGACCTTATGGCTGCCTCAATTTCATCCGAAAAGCCGAAGGTCAAACCCTGCGCAAAAGTTCTAGCCCGCTGGGTGGGAACTTCTGTTGCACCGGGAGCATACTTTGAAAAATCAGCCATTATTCAAACGCTCCTGTTTCCATAAACCTTTTCTTTTCTTCTGCTGTGCGAGAGTTCCAAATAGCTTGCCAAGCGTCTTGAGTAAGAGGCTGCCCATTGGCCGTTGCACCCTCTGGGACTGGTGGAGCTGGCATTGGGCTGAACTCTGGAGCGACTTGGGGCATATCGCCAGTGTACCCAAATTTTGGAAGAACCCTCTCTGGATCAAAGCCTCTGGAAGTGGCGATATTCCCATAATATTCGTAAAGCGGAAGAACTAAGCTCTCTTGAGATTTATAAAGTCTATTTGATCGGTCTAAGAAGTCCGCGCGCTGCGTGGCTGTAAGCCTTGTGCCATCAACAACACTGTTGAAAAGACTGCGAACTCTAGCATCTACGCCACCAGCGTTCTGTGCTGTAGCAAACTCACCCTCACGAACAGTAGAGCCGGGGTCAAGAACCTTCATGTAGTTAAATATTAAAGCCAAGTCACCAGCGGCGGAAGGGTCTTGCGCCGACGCCACAATTCGAGAATACGCCTCAGTAACGCCAGCAAAGTTTTTAATTCTAGGGAGGCCTGTAAACTCCTTGCGAAACGCAGATGCGTCCTTAAAATCTCCACCCTCTGGCGCTGGAGTTCCATAAAGAACCTCAAATGTATTCGGGTCAAGTAGCTTGTCACCCACGACTATGGGCTTTGGCTTGGCCGCAAGCAACTGACTAGCCGCATCGGTTGGAGAAATCATGCCGCGCTCAAGCATATCAGCCAAGTCATCACGACCTCTGGCCCGCAGCATCTCAACGGTTCTGTTCTTGTTCCCAGCCGCAACACGCTGCGCGCCAGACTTGCGGATAGCCTCCCCACCGCCGCGCAGCTCTGGCAAGATCAACGGATCAAGCGCCGCCGCAAAAGTCTGCAAACCTGTCAGCCCAGTCTCAGGATTAACAGCAGTTGCCTTGTCCTTGAGAGTTGACAGAAGCCCGCTCAGGCCGCCTTGCTGCCCCATGTTTGGCGCGTTGTAGGTTTGCTCGCCGCCCATCGTGTATGGAGGTTTATTAGAAATGGCCATGTCTTGACCCCCTTGATTGCTTGAAAGTAAACCGCCTCTGGCAGTGGTCGCTGGCAGAGACGCAATGTCCGACACGTCAACGCCCGCAAAGTTTGCAAGATCATTCATCCGGCTGCCACGCCACTGTGCAATGCCGTATGTACCCTGACCGCCTGCAAGAGTGTTGCGTGCGTCTGGGTTCATATCCTCATAGCTCTCAGCCATCAGGCGGCCAGTGACGCCTGCGGCTTGCTGCGGAGTGAGACCCTTTTGCGTGAGGTAGCCATAAGCAAACTTGGCGTTTGGCGATATTAAAGCCTCGTTGGATGTGCCATCGGCCATTGCTGTGTAAACGCTGCTCGCGTAGTTGCGAGCCTTTTCGTCACCAGCGCCGCCGGAGCGCTCATAGTATTTATCCCACAGCGTCGCATAGTCTTCTGGCGAAGACGCATTGGCCGAAAGAAACTTGCCGAAGCCAGATTTCTCTTTGCCTTGGACTTCATTCCAGAGGAAATCCATTTGCGTTGAAAGTGGGATAAAACCTTGTGGCATTACTTATACCCCAGTGCCTTGCGCTTAGCGTCCATGAACGGGCGAATGACAAGTTTAAGCGCTGGCACTTTCGCCACAACCTTCGCCACTTTTTCGCCATATTTGCTGTACGCCTTGTAGAACCAGTCTGGTGAATAACCAATAACCCACTCGCGGAATTGCAGCCACTTGGGATCATCCTCGCCGTAAACCTCGCGGGCAACCCAGCACATTCCTGCGAAAAGCTGCATGTAATTAAACAAGCCGGGATTCATGCTTTGCGTAGTGCTTTGAGGAGCCGGAGCTGCACCCAACGCGGCAAGCGGCAATCCAAGCGACTGCTGAGGTGCGCCAATTGCGCCTGCATACTGCCCGCGAGCTGCGTTAATGAGCTGCTGTTGCAGCCCTTGCTGTAGCAAACCCTGCTGACTTTGTTGCTGCTGGATAGACTGAGACGTGTTAAACGCTTGCTGACCAAGCTGGCCAAGTTGGCCTGCTGCGCCCGCGCGAACTCCAGCGGCTTGGAATTGACCGCCGAAGTTGGCTTGGTTGGCCGCTTGCTGACGAGCAGCTTGCGCCTGTACGGCTTGGTTGATCGCCGCTTGATTTGAAAGACCCGCAGATTGAGTGAGACCTGCCTGCTGGGATGCTCGTGCCGCATCCTGCTGAGCCGCTGTAAGGCCAGCAGCCTGCGTAAGACCAGCTTGTTGAGCTGCTACTGCGTTTTGTGCGGCTGCACCTGCCAGACCTGCACTTTGCAATAGGCCAGCTTGCTGTGACGCTCGTGCGGCCTCTTGAGCCGCAGATGCCAAACCAGCTTGCTGCTCCATCTGCGCCTGCTGAGTGGTAAACTGATTTGCAGCCTGCATAGAGGCAAGGCCTGCCTGCTGCTGCAATCCAGCTTGCGCCTGCGCGCGAGTGTTAAATGCCGACTGATTTGCCAATGTTGATTGCTGTTCAAGCTGCGCCTGCTGCTCTGCAAAGCGGTTAGCCGCTTGCATGTTGCCTGCGCGTGCCGCCTGTTCACGAGCCGCCGCAGCTTCGCGTGCCTGCTGACCAAGCTGCTCAGCCTGAAAGCCCTGTTGTGACTCAAGTGTGCGCGCCTGCTGCGTCTGGCCGATGTCGAACTTGCCGCTTTCAACTGCCTGCTGGAAGCCAGACTGACGCTGCTGAGCCGACAATGCGCCTGCTTGGCGAAGAGCCTCGCCAGCCAACACGCCTTCCTGCACAGCCTGACGCGAGCCGCCAAAAGCACCCGCGCGCTGGGCTTGCGCCGCAAGGTTCTCGGAGGCCATCTGACGCTGACGCTCAATATCAGCCTGACCCGCTTGAATAACTTGCTGCTGATATGGGTTCATGTATTGGGAGATGTCGGCAGTTCGTATTTGGTCAACTGCGATTTGATCGGGGGCCATAGCGGAGCGAACAGCCCCGACACCTTGCATCCGCTCTGCATCGCCTAGTTGCGCGGCTTGCGCACGCTCAATAGGGTTTATTGATGCGCCAGCGTAGCGCTCAACCGCTCCAAGCTGTGCAGCTTGTGGCCCCTGAGTGCGCTCAATAGTAGCGCCGCCGTAGGTTGTAGCCGGAGCAACAGTGGCACCGCCGTATGCAGGAGTGCGCTCAACAGTGGCCCCGCCGTAGGTTGCTGTGGGGCCAGCACCAGCGGCCCGCATTCTTTGCGCTTGAAAGTTGGCAAGCCCGCCTGCTGTGCCAATCGCCTGCTGCAAGCTACCCGCCGCCGCTTGATTGACGTTGAAGTCGCTAGTCGGTTGCATTGGGGAGTATTGCCCCTGTGGTGGTGGCATAACTCCCGGTTGCGCGCCCATACCACCTTGAGAAATTTGACCCTGCAATGAACGCATCTGGTTCATTTCTGGCAAGCCTTCCATATAGCTGCGCATTTTTTGCTGTGACGCGGCATCAGATGGCGTGCCATTTTGTTGAATGTAGGCATTTTTGCGGGCGTCAAGAGTTGATCGCAAGCCCTGCATCTGCTGCATTTGACCCTGATTTGGACCAGCTGGCATTGATGATGGTTGTCCAAATCCTTTTGGCATAACCGCTGGTTGCGCGCCCGCTTGATTGACGTTGAAGCCGCCAGTTGGGCGCATTGGGGAGTATTGTTGCCCTTGAGCTGGAGGCATAACTGCTGGGCTTACGGCCTGTCCGCCACTAGGCCCAGACCCCTTGCCACTCCCAGAGGCCAACCCTCCAAGCCCAGCCTGTGGACCCATAGAAAGAGCATTTGGACTTCCCGCTGCTGAACTACCCATCTTATGCGTCCCTCTTAACTAAGCCGACTGCAAAGAACTGTGCAGTTCGGAGTGTAAACGTAAGTGCGCCTCGAAGTGTGCGCTTTTTACCGCTGGCAAAGTCAATGTAGCGACGGAACTCTTCGTAATGCTCACGCGCCTTGCCTTGCTCGATCTTCTTGTTGCCGCAGTAGCGATAGCCACGTCGCACAGCTTCACCCCACCACTTGCCGTGCAAGGCATTCATGCACCACACAACAGCCTCACGCTTCATGGCTGGAGTAAATGCACCTGAGTTAACTGCGTGGGTTGCTACTACGCAGCCACCAGTGTCGCTTGTGCCAGCTTTGTCTCGGCTAACAGGGCGGGGGCTACTTGTTGGCGCGCCAGATTGCTGAGTTGGGCTGGTTGCGCCTGCAATAAATTGGTTTACTGGACGACCTAAATTTCGGTCATTTACACCGCCCGGAAGAGCAGCGGATATTGTGCCAGAGGGGGAAAGGCCAAAAGAAGCGCGTTGCTGGTCAACAGTCATCGCGCCGCCGCTATCTGGTCTAAGTGGTGGGAGATTAAAAAAGGCGCGCTGCTCATCAACAGTCATAGCGCCACCGTCATTTGATCCACCAGAGCCTTGCGTGTAATCTATTCCATCTATGCCATCTGCGCCACCAGTATCAGCGCCGCCAGTTCCGTATGGGGCCGCAGGTTGCGCGCCAGTCACGGGGTCAATAAATGGAGCATTGATTGCCGCGTATTGGCCGGGACGCCGTGCCTCAAGCTCGGCCATAGATTGCTCAAACATTGGGGCAGACGAATACCCTTGGACACCACCAGCATATGTAGTTGGAGCGGGCATACCCTCCATGCCAGTTCCGCCACCAGCCAACCCAAACGCACTCGCCATGTCAGCTGTGTTTTGGAAGCCCGCTTGCTGCATCGGGGTAAATGCGGCAACGTCTGGACCGTAGTATGGCGTGTAGCCAATTTTTGAAATGTCTTCAGCTTTGGCTAAATTAGCCTTTGCCGCATCCTCAATGTACTGTGGTACTGTTACCGTTGAGGATGTTGATCCACCTTTTGACATTACTCAAACTCCTTAACGTATGAGGCGTGCTGGGCTTCCCAGCCGTGCGCCTTCAATGGTTTCTTCCAGCCAAACCTGCCGGACATTGTTAGAGCGCTGCAACCTTGAGCCTTGCCC